AAATTACAAATTGAATATTTAAGGGCGACATTAACTAAAGATGAATATACAAAGCACTAATGAAATTAAAAACAATCTTGTATGGCAGAAGAAAAATCAAGGTTATTTTTAAGCCTTTAAAACATTTAGATGGTTATTTTGAAACAGAAAAACATTTACTTGTGATTGATAAAAATTTAAAAGGCATTGATTTATTTAATACAATTATTCATGAGTTTTTCCATATGATAATGTTTTACGAAAAAATTAATGTTAATGATCGTGGAGAAGAACCAGTTGCAATCGCAGTAGGAAATGGATTTACCAAAATATTTAAACAAAATAAAAATTTATTTAAGCTTTTAAATAATGTAATGAAAGGATAGCAATGGAAATACAAGAAATAAATATAGATGAAATAATACCCTATAAAAACAATCCTAGAGAAATACCTATGGAATCTGTTCAAAAAGTAATGAATTCTATTAAAGAATTTGGAAATAATCAACCAATTGTAGTAGATGCAGATAATGTTATTGTTGTAGGACACACACGTTGGAAAGCATTAAAACAATTAGGTAAAAGTAAAGCATTTGTTATTAAAAGAAACTTTTCAAAAAATGATGCTATAGCATATAGAATTATGGACAATCGTTCTGGGGAAGAATCTAAATGGGAAAATAAACTTTTAGCAGAAGAACTTAATATGTTAAAAGATGAAAATTTTGATTTAGATTTAACTGGTTTTAATCTTACAGAATTAGAAAATTTATCAAACGATAAAGATTTAAATTTTAAAGCAAATAATAAAATTGAAGATTTTAATATTGAATATCCAGCAGATATGGAAGTATCACATGTTAAAATGATTCAATTATTTTTAAATACAGAAACAGAAAAAGATTTTAGACTATGGTGTTCTGAATTACAAAAAGATTTAAACACAGATAACCTTACAGATACAGTATATGAAGTAATTAAAAATGCGTACAATAACAGCCAAAGCTAAATACACTGACGAAGAAATAAAAAAGCTAGAGGGCTATTTTGTTCAAGATCATCATATTGATACTATTATTGATTATGATTGTGATGCCTATAAAGAAAATGGAGAGCCTTTATTCTTTTTTAGAAAAAATGTTATACCTAGTAATATTTGTGAACAAGCCTATAAATCATTACGACACGCAGTAGCAAAGGGTGGAAACAGAGGTTCTGCTGGAGGAGTTCCGCCAGATTTAACAAAAAACTCTAAAGGAGAAAATTTAATTAAAGGTGGAAAAACAAGGGGATATAGAATTAATAAAAATGGTACTGTATCAAAAACCCATACAGCTTTTAATCATGTTGAAAGTGGAATTGCTGGATTTTTTGATAGGCAAACAAGATTTCCATATTGCAGAGAAACTTCTTTTAACCAAAATCAATTTGAAAAATTTAAATCTGGTTATCCTTATATAAAATATATATCTGATTTATTTAAAGAAGTATGTCCTGATAGATGGCAAAATCAAAAAAATATGATTGATAAAACAACAAAAGATTTTTACATACCTAATACAGTTTTTTCAACAATTACTATTAACAGAAATTTTAGAACAGCAATACACAAAGATAAAGGAGATTTACCTGAAGGCTTTGGAAATTTAGGAGTTTTACAAGCTGGTAATTATGAGGGTGCAATTACGGTTTTACCTAAATACAAAGTAGGATTTGATGTAAGAAGTGGAGATGTTTGTTTTTTTGATGTTCACGAATATCATGGAAATACAGCAATTAAAGGAAAAGGAAAGTTTGAAAGAATATCAGTAGTATGCTATTACAGAAAAAACATGATATTTTGCAAATCTGCACAAGAAGAAATGGAAATAGCTAAAAGACTTCAAAATAGAGCTAATTTAAACAAATGAAAATTTGCATTCCTACATATAAAAGAACTGATAATCAAATTACATTAAATTCAATACCAGACAATTTATTAAAAGAAACTTATTTAATATGCAATAAATTTGAAGAAAATGTATTAAAAAAATACAATGTAAATATTTTACCTATTCCTGATGAAATTAAGGGCATAGGAAAAGTTAGACAATATGTTTTAGAAAATAATGATTTTAATTGTGACGAAATTTTGTTTTTAGATGATGATTTAAGCTTTTTAAAGAGAATTGACAATACTATTAAATTAAAAAAAATTGAAAAAAATGATTTTAATGAACTTTATTTATGGTTTAAAAATCAATTAACAAATTTTGGAATTGCTGGATTATCTATGCAAGCTGGAAATAATAGATATAATGGCGATTTTATTTATTTTGGAAGAATTTTTAGTGTTTATGCTTTAAAAATTAGCACATTAACAAATCATAATATTAGATTTGACGAAATGGAAGTAATGGAAGATTTTAATGTAGTTTTAGATTTATTAAGACATGGCTATAAAACAATAATAAATACAAAATTTGCACATACACAAAAAGCTAGTAATCAAAAAGGTGGTTGCTCTGAATCTGGTAGAACAAATGAAGTACAAAAAAAATCTGCTTTATATTTAGCTGAAAAACACAAGCCATTTGTTAATGTAGTTAAGAAAAAATCTAAAAATTGGATTGGAATGGAAGAAAGATATGATGTAAAAATATTTTGGAAAAAGGCTTATTTAAAAGGAAATTATAATAGATAAAAAGGACATAATGGCAAGACCAATTAAAAAAGTAGATGAAGAAGCTATCAAAAAATTAGCACAAATGCATTGTACTTACGATGAAATTGCAGAGTTCTGCGAAGTATCTACAAAGACATTACAACGTAATTATGTCCACCTTATAAAAAAGGGTCGAGATATGGGCAAAATAAGTTTAAGACGTGCACAATTTGAGAAAGCATTATCAGGAAACGTAGTTATGCAGATATGGTTAGGAAAACAACATTTAGATCAAAGAGATAAAATTGAACAAACCAATTACAATGAGCCATTACCACTTATAATAGAAGCTAAATCAGAAGATATAAATGGCTAAAAAAAAAGGTAATGTATTCGGTGCAACTATTCAATACACTAAAACTGAAAAAGGTACTTCTATTGGTAGAAAACCAATAACATCAACAATGAATAAAAATAAAAGGAGACAACGTGGAAAAAGCAAATATCGTGGACAAGGAAAATAATATAATTGGAGAAAATACTTTTTTAAAGTTAAGAAAACAAAAAGAACAAATGAAAGTTGAATTAGAACAAGTTAAAATACAACGAGATATTGCTTTAAGAAAATTAAATAAAGCTTTACAAATAGCAAAAGACTTAAGAAAGTTGGTCGAAAGTGCTACTTAAACGATCTAATTTTTATCCTAATGGAGAAGTTATAGACTATTCTTTGCCTCAATCTTTTCAAATATCAAAGAAAAAAGAAGCATGCGGAAATTGTGGGCTTTATAGTAATCGTAGGTTATTTTGTGGAAGATGGGGTGCTAAAGCAGTAAAAGATAACTATATTTGCCATGAATGGAGAAAAAGGTTCTTTCAGAGATAAAACTTCAAATTAAGATTGTTGTGTGATATTTATATTACATGATAAAAAACTTTAAAGATATTGTAATTCTATTAATAACAAGTGGTGTTCTAATTTTATTAGGTACTATTATTATTGGAGATTATATTGTAGCACTAGAAGAAAACAGACCTGTAGATGATAGTGTCATTACACTTATGAAGATGTCAGTTACAGGATTGATTGGAGTTATTGGTGGTTACATAGGTGGTAGCAAATGAGAGATACAAAGTATTTAGAATCTTTTAAGAAACACTCAGAAAAAAAATTAAAAGAGATGAATATATTTAAACATCTTAAAAAAGAAGTTAATTATGGTGCAAATGGCACACAACAATATATAATTAAAAAAGGTATTAACAAAGGTAAAGTTGCAAAATAATTTATGAGTATTACTATGAACAACTGGATATTGCACATCATTGAAAAATATGCTTCACGAATTAGTATTTGGTGTTGGCAAAAAAGAATTAAAATCCTTTATGATAAACGAAGAAAGAATAAATGAAATTTATATTAGTGTTCTCTTTATGTTCTGCAATAACTGGTTATTGTCAAAATCCTGTTGCAGTACAAAATGAATATAATTCATGGACAGATTGTGTTAAAGGTGGTGCTGAGATAACAATAATAACAACTGAAAATTTTAAAGAAAGATTTAATAAAGAAAAATTATATATATCCTATTTCTGTAATGAAAATAACATTAACAAAACCCCAACATAAAGTTTCATCAAGTAATAAAAGATTTAGAGTTTTAATTTCAGGTAGAAGATTTGGTAAAACCTATTTATGTATTACTGAAATGATGAAATATGCAACAAAAGTTAAAAAAAATATATGGTATGTTGCACCAACTTTTAAAATGGCTAGAGAAATTGTTTGGTCAAAATTAAAAGAAATACTTCATAGCTTTAATTGGATAGATAACATTAATGAATCTAATTTAACTATTACTATTAAAAAAACAGGAAGCAAAATATCTTTAAAAGGTTGTGAAAATTATGATGGTCTTCGTGGAAGTGGGCTTGATTTTTTAATATTAGATGAATTTGCTGATATTGATGAAAAGGCTTGGACAGAAGTATTAAGAGCATCTGTTGCTGATACCAAAGGAGATGTACTAATGTGTGGTTCTCCAAAGGGATATGGAAACTGGGCTTATAGAATGTATCTTAAAGGCAAAGAGGATAAAGAGTGGGATAGCTTTCAATTTACTACTTTACAAGGTGGTATGGTTACTGCAGATGAAATAGAACAAGCCAAACAAGATATAGATATTAGAACCTTTAGACAAGAGTTTGAAGGAACATTTGAAAACTATGCTGGTGCAGTTTATTATAATTTCCACCCTGTAGAAAGTGTTGTTGAAAAGCAAATAGATTGGACAAAGCCATTACATATTGGCATGGACTTTAACGTGGATCCAATGAGTGCTTGTGTTGGTCAAATTGAAAAGGATAAAATATATTTTGTAGATGAAATAATAATTTACTCAAGCAATACTGATGAAATGGTAGATGAAATTAAAAATAGATATGGAACTAAAATACCTATTTTTATTTATCCTGACCCAGCCTCAAGACAAAGAAAAACATCTGCTGGTGGCAGAACTGATTTAAGTATTTTACAAAATGCTGGATTTAAAGTTAAAGTTAAAAACAAACACCCTGCAATAAGAGATAGGATTAATGCTGTAAATTCCAAATTAAAAGATTCTAATGGGCAAAGACATATTTTTGTTAGTAAATCTTGCAAAACTATTGTAAAAGGATTACAAAGACAAATATACAAGGAGAATACAAACATACCTGACAAGGAAGATGGTTTTGATCATATGAACGATGCTATTGGCTATATGGTAGACTTTTTAAAACCTCTCACAACACAGGCAGTGTTTTCTCC